GAAGGGCACGCGCATCGAGGAAATGTATCCGCAAGGGTCGGCCGGTGAAGCCTTCTTCAAGCGTGAAGAACTGAAGATGGAAATTCGGCGCGCGCTTTATGTGGACAAGCCCGATCAGCGCGGCAAAACCCCGCCCACCAAAGCCCAATACATGGGCGAGCAAGCCGAAGTCCAGCGCCGCGTTGTGCTGCACCGGGCGCGGGTTCAAAGCGAATTGGTGCTGGGTCTGGTCAATCGCGTCGAGTGGGTGATGACCCGCAATGGCGAGCTTGAACCGCCAGTCGTTGATGGCCGTGCAATTCGGGTAGAGTCGGTGTCGGCCCTGTCTCGCGCTTCAGATCTGGAAAGCGCGCAAATCTCGATGGAGAACTTGAGCTTTGCCGCCCAGGTCTTCGGTCCAGACGCCATGACGCAGATCGTCGATCCGATTGAGTCTGTGAAGAACATCATCAAGCGCACCGGCGATGAGAATATCGAGGTCGCACCAGCCGCGCCAGAAGGAGGCTTCGGCAATGCCCCGCAAGGGTAATTGGAAGGATTTTGGTTTCGGAACTGTTGACGGATACCAGCCAGACGAGCGCCACGACCGCTTCAAACAGGCGTGTAAGCGCATCGGATCACTGCCTCAAGCCAATGTAATCAAAGAGTATTTAGAAGACCTAATTGCTGCGGACATTGATCCAAACGCGCCAGACGGTGCGTTGAGACAACACCTCGCTGAACGAAAGGTCGCCAAAACATTGGCGCTTTTCTTTGCAGGTGATGATGACCGAAGCGACAGAGCAGACGACAGGTGAAGAGAGTACGGCCAGCGGTGGCGCGTCTGAAGACGCAACGAACGCAGGTGAAAGCTCAACCGAACAAACCACTTCGCCCGGGGGGTCGGAGCCCGGTGCGGGAGCCTCGGATGACACGCAATCCGGTTTTGGCTCCCGCGCCGACACCCCTTCAGGTGATGACAGTGGTTCTGATCTTCCTGATTTTGGTGAGGCGTATCTAGGCGAGGACGGAAAGCCGGACCTTTCCAAAGTTGCTGAACGCCTCAAGGCCGCTGATGAGCGCGCCGCTGCGGCCGGTGAAGTGCCCGAAGACCCAAGCGGGTACGAGCTTCCATCGGCTGAAGACTTGGGACTCCCCGAAGATTTCAAAGGTGGCTTTGACGCTGAAGACCCTGAGCTTCAGGCGTTTTTGAAGTCCGCCGTCGAGGCCGGCAAAGGCAAGGAGCAGGTCAAGCAAGAGCTGACCACCTACGCCAAGGCCGTCACGGCATCTGTCCAAAAATATCACGAAGCCCGCAACGCGAAAGTCGATGCGGAGTTCGAAAAAATCGGTGCGGATCGTTTCACGGCGGCTCGCACAGCCCTTCAAAACATTGGTGGCGATGAGAAGGGCGAGGCCATGGCGCAAGCGCTGGGCTCGATTGATAACGCCGCACTTTTCGAGGTTGTCGAAGCGCTCATCACCAAGGCGAACGGTGGGGGCGACAGCCCTGCTGGTGCCTCTGGGCGTGACGGCAACGTCACCAGTTTTGCCGATCGCTGGGCCAGCGCCGGCAAGAAATCCGCCTAGAGGGAGATAAACTATGGCGACTCTTGGTAGCCGCTTCATCGACCTGGTTGACGTTTACCGCCAGTCTCCCGAAGGGGAGAATGCGGCGATGGTCATTGAGCTGCTTGCGCAGACCAATCCCATCCTGAACGACCTGGTTGTGATGGAGTGTAACAGCGGGTCCAAGCACCTGCACTCAATCCGCACGCGACTTCCTGAAGTGTCCTGGGGCGCGCTGTACGAGGGTATTGCTCAAAGCAAGTCCGCGTATCAGTCGGTCGAAGACACCACGGGCTTCCTGGAAGGACTTTCCCAGGTTGATACCCGCGTTCTTGAACTGGCTGGCGACAAGCGCAATCAGGTCAAGCTCAACGAAGACATGGGCTTTATTGAGTCCCTGAATCAAGAAATGGCTTCGGGGCTTTTCTACCACGACACCGCCAACAGCCCGCGCAAGTTTAAGGGTCTGAGCGCCCGTTACGCTGCGCACGGTGACAAGACCGACACCACTTCGGCCCGTCAGGTCGTCAATGGTGGCGGATCTGGTTCGGACAACACTTCGGTGTGGTTTGTGACCTGGGGCGAGCGCTTCACCTGCGGGATTTATCCTGAAGGCACGCAAGCGGGTATCCAGCGTTCTCCGAAGGGTGAACAGCGCGTTCTTGACGCCGATGGCAACCCGTACTTCGTGGAAGAAGACCTGTATCGCTGGCACATGGGCCTTGCGGTCAAGGACTGGCGCTACAACAGCCGCATCTGCAATATCGACGTGTCCAACCTTCAGGCCGGAAACGTGGATATCTGGGGTCTGATGCGTCAAGCCTACTACCGCCTGCACTCGCGCAAGGTAACGCGCGCTGGTGCCAACTTTGCCGAGGGTGCCCCGGCAATGCGTCAGGTGATCTACATGAACAGCGATGTTCTTGAGGCGCTTGATGCTGAGAGCACCGAGAAGGGCGGCAATGACTCGCTCGTTCGCCTCCAGCGTCGGGAAATCGAAGGCGAGGAAGTCCTCACCTATCGCAACATTCCGATCATGGAAACCGATGCAATTCTTAGCACGGAGGAAGCAGTACCGGCCGCTGCATAAGCGACCGGCGCTGCCTTGAGAGGTACGACATGATTTTGTCTAAGCAAGCCCTGTTCTCCGAAGATCAAGCGATCACTGCGACTGCAAACAGCACGAACACGCTTGACCTTCTAGCACACGGTTCACTGGTTGGGGCCTCAGCGGCCCTGCCACGCAAGTTTGACCCGATTCAGGACGTTCCGCTCCTGATCCAAGTCACTGCGGACTTTGCGACCCTGACGAGCCTGACCGTTTCGGTTATCCAATCGGATGCCGAAAACCTGGGCACGCCGGATACGCTTGTGTCCTCCGCGGCCATCCCGGCCGCTGACCTGGTTGCGGGTTATGTGTTCCCAATCCTGCGCCTGCCGCCGAACATCACCAAGCAGTACATTGGCCTGACCTATACGGTTGCTGGTTCCAATGCGACTGCGGGCACGATCACCGCCGGCATCGCTCATAATCAGTCGAATGTCTAAGCGCGTTCGAGCAACGGCCAAGGGCTATTATGGTGGCATGGTCCGCCGTGAGGGTGAGGCGTTCGACATCAAGTCGGACGCCGCATTCTCCAAAGAATGGATGGAGTGGGTTGAGCCTGCAAAGTCCAAGGAAAAGCCCAAAACCGAACCGGAGCCCACGGCTGAGGCCCCAAAGAAATATCGCCTTGCCCCGAAGTCGTTCAAAGACGACGCCAGCGAGCGCGAAGTATCCATTGACCAGGCTATCGAAAGCGCCATGACGGACGCCAAGCTAGACGTGGCCGGATGGAACAAACTGGACGAGGCAGACCGCAAAGGCCGCATTCAGCAGGCCGCGCGTCGGCTGACCCAAACGAGTCTTGCCTAATAGTCGGGCGGACACCTCCCCAAACTTGCAAGCCCCCGCTTAACGGCGGGGGTTTTTCTTTGTCGGTGCGTTTTTGTGGGCATGGCGCAAGCTGAATGTGCCCTCATGTCAGGTATCGCCGCACCCATTGATGTTTTGCGCTCCGCTTTGGTCCACTTGGGCCATAAGCCTGTTGCCACGCTTAACGATCAGACCCCGAACGCGGTGGCTTTTAACACGCTTTACGAAAGCATGGTGCGCGCTGAATTGGTCAAGCCTGCATGGCGCTTTGCCACTAAGACCGCCTCGCTGGTCTATCAGGGCGAAACCGATATTGGGCCTCAGTACCAATATGCCATGCCGTCTGACGTGCTGAAGCCACGGTATTTGGAGCTGAACCGCCTGCCGTTCCGCGATTATGAAATCATGGGCAAAAAGGTGCTGGTCGAAGCCAAGGGCGAATACGTGCTGGTCTATGTGGCGCGTGTTGCCGAGGGTGATTGGCCCCCTGACTTTGCCGATGCAATGACCAAGCTGATGGCGTCTCGCCTGCCGTTTGGGTCTGCCGCGCGCAAGGCTGAACTGGCCGCCGAGGCTCAGATGGAGCTGAATGATGCTGCCGGCCGCGATGCCAACAATGGCCGCGGCGAGCCAACCCGCGTTGATAGCCGCCTGGTCCGTGCGTGGATGAATCGTCCTGGCCGGAGGGATCGTTATGGCAGGACGGCTTGATAACCGCGTCAGCTTTGCCGCTGGTGAGGTCGGAGCCGACTTCCTGCACCAAAGCGACGACGCTGAACACTTCCGCTCCTGTCGGCGTGTAAGGAACGCTTATCCGACCACGGCTGGCCGCGCACGTCGCCGCCCTGGTACACAACACCTGCTAAATGCGGCTGGTGAGAACCGCATCTTCATGTACCGCACGGCCACAAGCCATGAGACGCTTGTGTTTACCGATGGGCAGGTGGACATTTACGACGCTGACGGGGCGTCCATCGCCACGCTGTCGAGCGCGCCTTGGGGCACGGCTGATCTGGAATTGATGGCGGTCACGTCTGGTGAAGGCGTGGTTTATGTCGCGTCTGAAGCCTTCTGGACGCAAGAGCTATTGCGCGCTTCCGATGGCACATGGACTTTTGCAGACCTGCCGTTTGATACCGCTGCCGGCGGTGTGGTGCGCCAGCCCTATTATCGCTTTCCCGGCGCGCGCGGCGTCACAATGGGCCTATCTGGATATACCGGATCGGTCACGGTCACGTTTTCTGATGACGTGCTGGACGCGCAGCATGTGGGCGTGAAGTTTCGCTATGCCACTCGGGTCGAGCTGGAAATCACCGCCGTTACAAATGCGACCACTGGCACGGCCACCATTACCGGCCGCGTGTTCCCGGCTGTCACCGTTACGGTGGCTGATGGAACCAAGTTCCAGGTGGGCGAAGTCGTTGAAAGCGAGATTTTGCAAAGCCAAGGCGTCATCGCCAACATCGCCACAAATGTGCTCACCATTCAGATGCTTGATGGCTTCGATACTTTCGAGGTTGTCGCTTCGCCAAACGAAGACAAGGTGATTGGCCCGCAAGGGTCTTCAGTGGTCACAGCGGTTTCGTCTGTATCCACGCCTTCGGCCATCTCGCTTTGGGATGAGGCGATGTTCTCAGACTTCCGCGGGTATCCGGCTGAAGCGCGCCTTCACAAGCGCCGCCTGCTGCTGGCTGGTTTCCCCAATGCGAAGAATGTCCTGGCTGGCAGTGCGATTAACCGGCGCAATGATTTTGGCGTGCGTGCTGATGAGGTTGCCGCGGCTGATCCGTTCATTGTGGAAATCCAGGAGCGCGAAGCTCAAGCCATCAAGCATTTGGTGTCCACTGAACAGCTCATCATCTGCACCAACTCCAACATTTACTATGTGCCGGAAAGTGGTGAGAACCCGATTACGCCAGAGAGCATTGATTTCAATCTGATTGCTCCGCTGGAATCGTCTGATGTGACGCCGGTCGTGACAGGGCTCGGCGTCATGGTTATCCAGAATGATCCGTCGCGCCTCATGCTAATTACGCCTACCGGCAATGTGCGTGCGTCATGGCGTCTGATTGATGTGTCTTACAAGGCCGATCACCTGCTTAACTCGCCGCGGCGCATTGCTATGGCGGACGGCTTCTCAGGGCGTGAGCAGGCCGTTCTGGTGCTCAATGGCGATGGAACGCTGGTTGCCGCTGTTCCGCGCCCTGGTGACAACTTGCCGGGGTTTGCAGAATGGGAGCGCCAGATCGGGACGTGGGAAGATCTTTTTTCCAACGACCGAACGACGCTTCTTTCCGTCACCAACGGCGAGGACCGATATTTGGTCACGCTTACCGATGAAGCGCGCATCGACGATGAAATGGACTACAGCGCTGCACAGAGCGCCCGGGCATCCATGACGCAACAGATCGTCAATGAGAAGTCCGTCATTGCCAGCGTGGCGCTGGATGAGAGCGGGGAGAACGCACAGTTCCCGCCAACAGCCGGTCACACGGTCGGATATGATTTTGCGGTGGAGATCCAACCGAGCCCGCCGCGCCGCGCCAATGTGCTGGACCGGCACCAGCGAATTTCGCGGGCCGTTGTTGATGTGCGCGCTGGCAATTATCGCATTGATGAAGTGCTTCAGGCGTCATTGCAGGGTGGTGATGACCTGGGCGTTCCAACCCCTGAACGGGCGCGGATTGATGAAGAGAACCTGTTGGGCTGGGCCGATGAGCCAGTTTTGACGATTGGTCAGCGCATCGGGGATGGATCGGAGCTTGTCGTGAACAGCATCCGTATGGTCGTGGAGAGCTAAGATGGGTGCAGCCGGCGATATTATATCGGGCGTTGCCAATGTTGTTGGGGGCTTTGGCCGTGCTGCCGCGCGCCGGTCTGCTGCAAAGGTGGCCGAATACGAGGCTGGCATCACCGGCATTCAGGCCGACCAACAGCGCGCGGTTCGCAAGAACGAGCTTAATTCGACGCTATCGACGATCGAGGCGATCCAGGCGGCGCGCAACGTGGACCCAGATAGTCCAACCGGGCGAGCAATACGAGCCAGTCGAAGGCGAAGCGCGCGAGAGGCCATCATGCAAGAGCAGTTGGGATTTACGTTACAGAAAGTTTCAAAGCGCTCACGGGCTCAAGCTGAACGTGACGCAGCGCCGTTTGAAATCGTCTCTGGCTTCGGACGTGCGGCTGGCGACTTCAGCTCGGCTGGCGCAAAGATGGCTTCAATGATGAAGGGCGGCGGATAATGGTTGAACGCATCGTAGGGCTTCCAGGGCTCGCCAATGTCACGCCGTCCCGCGGCACCCCGACAGTAGCGCAAGCCAACCCATCTTCCGGTGCGGCTATCGCGTCGGCTTTTGACAGTGTTGCTCAAGGCGCTCGGGACGTTAACCGGGCGCTTCAGCCTGTGTTTGATCAGCGAGCCCAGGATGAGGCCATCGAGGCGGCAGATGTT